GGACGGTGCACCGTTGACGGGCGGAGGCATCGGTGCCGGCGGCGGCTTCAAGCGCTCCACGATGTCGTTTGCGTAGTTGCGCAGCTTCTGCAGGTTTGACGCGTCCACGTCGCTGTACGTCTCTGCCCTCTGCAGGGCATCGAGCGCGACTTGGAGCGCGAGTTTCAGATCCTGGTAGGACTCGGCAACGATGTCCTCTCCCTCGCGCAGGATCTTGTCGACCTGCATACGTGCCAGTTCCAACGACGCCGCGTACGGGTCGGGGATGGCACGCAGGTCCGGATCGCGCAGCAGCGACGGTACCGCGCGCGGGTCCAGGGTCTGCATGTCCAGCATGTCCTGCACGCCGGCCACGCGTCCGGGTCCGCTCTCGTCCAGGTAGGACTTCGGAGCGATGTCAAGCACGTAGGCTTCGCGCGCCAGCTTGATATCGTTCCACCGGATGGTTCGAAGGCTGCGGTTGCCCTTGTAGCGAACGGCGAAGTTGGGCGCGAACTTCGCCAGGGACTCGGCAGCGTCCACCACGAGCTCGCAGACATCGAGCATCAACTGCTCGTAGCCGCGCTCGAGGTAGGAGAAACGCTCGCTCTGCACGTCGTGGAATACCCGCAAGGCCTTGCCGCTGTTGAGCCCCGCTGGCTTCTGCGCCGTAGCGGTCAACATCGAGGCTCCCCAGATCTGATAGGCGCGCTCTACCAGCGACCACACCCATGTATAGACCTCGGGTGCTACCGCCGGGATGACCACAGCCTGAACGGGGCCTCCGCCCGCCGGGTTATAGGTCAACACCGGATGCAGGAAGTTGGAGATCTCGGCCTTCGAGACATCGCCAGTCGTTGGGATGACGATGAGGACGTTCCCGCCTTCCTCGTGTCCCTCGCGAATCTTGGTGAGCCCCTCGTTGATTTCGAGTTGGATCCCCTCCAGTTCGTCTGCCACCGAGGTTCCGAAGAATCCGACCGGCTCCGGTTCGCAGATGAAGCGCGCCATGGAGAAGCGGTCCCGCGTCCACGGTTCCTCCCATAGCGTCGCACCCTCGATCGCGATGACGTGTCGACCGTCGTTTGCCTTCTTGCCTGATGGCAAGTGCCAGCCCTCGATGACGCGGATCTGATCTGGCCCATCCTCGAAACCGAAGTCCGGATCGCCCTTCGTCTGCACCGCCGTGCTGATCGCGTCACGCTTCTCCTGGGGGCTGTCGACCGTCAGGTAGAGCTCACGCACCCGGTCCCGGTCGATGTAAGCCTTCTGCAGGCGGCACCTGGGATCTCCGTAGTAGCCATCTTGACCCGATACCGGCGCTTCCCATGGGTAGATGACGCCAGCGCGCACCCGCTCCGCATCGAAGTCGGGATACACCTTCACGTCACAGTCCCCGCAGATGCAGGCCATGTCGAACGCCCGCGCCATCGCTTGATAGATCTTGGCCTCGCGGATCGTGCCCATCAGGAACTGCTGCAGTTGCTCGGCGGCGAACTGCTGCGCCTGTGTGGCGCTGTCCGTGAGCGCCCACGGGGCGGGCCTGTTCTTCACCACCTTCGCGCGCATCGAGCGCACGATGGACGCGATGACGTTCAGGGACAGGATCTCCCCGTTGGGTCCCTGAATCCACGCTTCCTGAGCTGTGCCAGGCAGCGCTTCGCGCCCGTTGAACAGGCGCAAGTTGTTCTTGTATTTGGAGTTGCGGTTGGACTGGGAGCGCTCAACCGCGTCGAAGTGAGCAACCAGCGCGTTTGCTACGCGCGTTCCGCATCGGTCGCTCGGGTCGTTTTCTGAATCGGCCTTCCACCATCGAAGGCCTGAGAGTGCCAGTGCTCCAGCGTATTCGTCATCTGTGGTCAAGGTTCATTCGTCCGGTCTCCTTTGCATGCGGGCTTTATCCTGTTCGCCCGACTTCATCGGCGCCGCTGCCACCATAGCCGCCGCGCGCGTTCGTCTTCCAACCGCTCCATTCGTTCGTCTTCCGTTTCCTCCTTCTTTGGTTTGGCCGGCCCGCCGAGATATTGCCGGCACTCGCGCCAGCCGTAGATCAAACCGTCCGTGCAGTGATCCAGGAACCTGTCATCGAAGTTGTCGCGCTTGTCGTTCCATTGCAAGACCTCGAGTTCTTCCACCAGGTCCCCGCACGCCCCGTCCACTGCCAGCACCTTGCCGGTCCGAATGTCCCCCGCGAGCAGGTCGACGTACGCGTACCGGTCGGCCTTCTGGGCGGCCTGCACCGGCAACTTGAAGCGGCGCTGCATCTCCGTCACGTACCCGCCGCCGAGCCCGCCAGCGTCCATCACGATCGTGTGCGGCTTGTACTGCTCAACCAGCCTCCCGAGTTCCGCCCCAATGTCGCTCGGCGTAAAGTCCGCGTGGCGTTTGGCGTGGACCACGTAAGCCGCGCCCCCGGGCACGTACCCGATCACGACGAACGCCGTGGTCTCCCTGCGCTTGCTCGCGCCCAGGTCCACAGCCACCACGAACCGCATGCCGACCGGAGCCGCCGAAACCATGTTGCGGTCGCGGCGGAAGTCGAACACCAGACTGTTGTCGTCTCGAATCCACCGGCCCTCGTACTCACGCTGGTACGCGGGGCTCGCCTCGGTCCAGCCGTACTCCTCTCGGGCCTCAGCGAGCAGACGCTCCGCCCTGCCGGCGAAGAACGGATTGTCCCGCATCGTGGCTTTGTAGATGTGACCCGTCCACGCCTTGGCACCTTCGCAGGCCTCGTAGAAGTAGCCTGCCAGGATGGCGCCAGGACTACCCGTCAGCCAAAGGTCTCCCTCGTAGTCCCGGAGCCCTGGACCGATGACCTCTTGGAGCAGATACTTCAGCAACCGCGGGTGGAACGACGCGGGCTCGTCCACAATGACACGCGAGTATGGCCGACCGCGCAGCCGCTCCACTGCGTTCTCCGCGTCCGCTCCAGCCACCTCAATGATTGAGCCGTTTGGGCACTCGGCCTGCATCGACGCGGCGTGCGGCTTCATGCACAGCACGTACTTGCGATTGAATGTCAGCAGTCCGGGCCACAGAATCGAGCGGGCGCTCTTGCCCGTGAGCGACAGGTACAACGCAGTCGCGCCAGGATGCGCATCGGCTGCTTCGATGAGACCGCCGTTGCAGACATACGTCTTGCCGCAACGCCGGGATCCGAGGAACAGTTTCCGTCGATGCGTGTCCGAAAGCATCCCGAGCTGCGCGGCATGCATAGAAGCGCGCCACGGGGGCCCTTCAAAGCCCCTACGACGCGCCTCTGAACGCAACGCAGCAACCCGGGCTAACTGCATCAGGGCTTGCGAGCGCGCCCCTTCTTGGGAGTCTCGACCACGTCAGCGGGCGGTGTGCTTGTGTCCGGCTGCGGCTCAGGTCGTAGGGCGTTGGTGACCTCGACCGACATGGGTTCGGCCGGCGTCATGCGCTTGATGTTCGACTCCGGGATCCAGTGCGGCTTCGTGGTCTCCTTCGTGGGATACGCGTACAGCATGCGCTGCCCAGCGTCCCAACGCATGTCGTCCATCACGCCCCCGCTGCGTGGGGTGTCTTTCTTGCGTAACTGGAGCGTCAACACGCGCTCGCCAAACGCTACCAGGTTGATGTTCTCCCGCAGTTCTACGTACTCGATCTGGACCATGGTTACACCTGTGCTTTCGGCGGGTAGAAGGCGTCGACCATCGCCCGAACCACCGTCACGAAGATCGAATCCTTCGCGCGCTGCTCAGGGGGCAATTCCGCGTACGGCACGAAGCACGGGTGCTCTTTCTTGTCCGGGTCCTTGACGGGCCCATACTTCCACCCGTTGGCTGCTTTCTCTGCCAACCACGACTCGTGAGACTGCTCGGGCGTGTTGTTGTTCAGCACCCCAAACACGCCGTTGATTGCGCTGGACCGCTGCCACTCCGGGGCCTGCTCCCAAGGTGGCTGCGACGTGTCCCCGAGCGCTGCGCAATATGCCCTGTTCGCCTCATGGGCCGCGCGCGCACACGCCTCCATCCTGATCCTATCAACCTCGTTCATGCTCGATCCCTTTCTGCCTGAGCGTCATGCTCAAGCTTCTCCATTGCCTTCCACCGTCGCTTCCCGCGCCGGATGTCTTCCTCGATGAAGTCCACCGCGGCGCGCCCGGACTTCTCAGAGCGCTTCCGCTTCTCCCTTCGCTTGCGCCTGCCGTTGCTCACAGGTCCACCCGCCCTTCGAGCACATGACGCAACCTGCCGACCGCCTTGGCTTCCAGTTGTCTGACCCGCTCTCGCGTGATCCCCATATCTCTCCCAATCTCCGCCAGCGTCTCGTCAGCCATCCGCCGGCGCATGATGGTCCGCTGGCGCGGCGGCAGGCCAGCGATCGCAAGATGCACAAGGTCAGCATTGCGCGCCTTCACGGCCCCGTCATGAGGACTGCCGTTCGGGCCGGGCATGTTGTCCAGGATCCTCTCGTCGGACCTGCCGTGATCGCCACCATGAAGGGGCGCGTCGAGCCGGACGGGTTGATCGTGCGCGGCCAGCACCAGGCGCATGTGCTCGCGCCGGCGTGAACCGATGGGCTCCGCGTCGATACCAACCGTGGCGGCCAGCGTGGCGTGCTCGCAGATGGTGACAGCTCGCCGCTGCTTCCTGCACTCGCGCCGCATCTCGGCCCGAATCCACCTGCCGGCGTATGTGCTGAATGCCGCCAGTCTCGAATCGTACGTACGAATCGCTCGGATGACTGCCATTGCCCCGACGTTGACCAGGTCCTCGACGTCTGGCCGCACACCCGGCACGAGGTACTCCCGCGCAATCTTGCGTACCAGTCCCATGTTCTCCAGCACGATCGCGTTGCGCGCGGTGATGGATCCCCTCTGCGCCTGACGGAACAGATCGATTGGAATCACTTTCCACCCCCTGCGAATACATCCTCTATGACGCGCTCGAGCAAGGCCTCCTCTTGCGCTTTTACATCCCTGTCCATCGCGTCGATGAACTCGCGATTGGACATGGTTGCAGGCAGAGACGGCTTGAGCCGTAGCGCCGCCGTGTCTATCGCGTACAAGTTGCCGTCGTTCGGGAGACTTGGGCAGGCCTGCAGCTTGATGCCGCCCGCAAGCATCGTCACCTCATGCATAGCCCCGCACCATGGGCAGGGCGCGGCTTCAGCATTGCGGAGCCGTGACGCTACCCGCTCGATCACCAGGGGCTCGTACCTCTCGGCCGCCTCCGCAACTGCTTGTTGCTCGGCAAGCTCCGGCTCGAAGGCTTTGCTCACAAACTCTGCCGCGAACCTGTCCAGGTCGCCTTGTGCCATCTTCAGCCCTTCCGGGCTGCTGGCGTAGGCGGTTCGGTCCAGTCCATACTCAAACGGCCCAGGGTAGTCCGCCATGTGCGCCTTGATTCCGTCGAGCCCTTCGAGCGCGTCAGGTGCATCCGCCTCGATTCTCACGCGGACGGGGCCGATGGTGTCCAGTCCGTGGCGTGCCAGCGAGTCCTGCAAACGGGCCGCAAGCTCGTCTGCCGAGTCGCGGTACGTCTCCATGTCGAATTCCACACGCGCTCGCGTCACGTTCCCTCCGAATCGCCGATGAAGACGTAGTCGTGCGCCGTCACACATGGCGGCTTGACAACATCGAAGAAGCCTTCGATTCGATCGCCCACGAGCCGCAGCATCG